GTCATCCATTACAAAACCTTTTATTATGAAATCGCTTAGATTACGAGTTGCCCATTGTCTAAATTGAATACCCCGTTTACTACGAACACGATAACCCACGGCAAGAATCATATCTAAAGCATAAAAAGTAATACTATATTCTTTCCCGTCTGAGGCAGTTGTCAAGTAATCCTTGACAACTGATTTTTCATTTAACTCACTGTCTTCAAGTATGTTTTTAATATGAAGACTTATGTTCTGTTTAGAGGTGTCAAAAAGTTCAGCCAGTTGTTGTTGATTCATCCAAACATTACCATCACGAGCAAAGAGTGCTACGGATGCTTTACCGTCTTGTGTGGTATAAATAATGATGTTATTCTGCTCTTCCATATTAATATCCCAATTCTTTTAAATGCTCTTTCATTTCTTTTCGAACTTCTACAAGTTCGGTCTCCAGTTGTTCTATTTGTTCTTGAACGGCTTCGATATCTACCGGTTCTTCCTCTTCAAAGGTGTCGACATAGCGAGGAATGTTGAGGTTATAATCATTCTCGACTATTTCGTTCGGTGTCACTACAGAACTAAATTTTTCTATAGTTTTAAAACCTTTGAACGCTTCAATAATTTCTTCAATGTCTTGAGGTCTAAGTTTGTTTTGACGTTTGCCATCTTCATAGTTTTTACTAGCATCAATAAAAACGATATTTTCGGTCGTTTTTGCTTTATTGAAAACTAGAATAGCAGCGGGAATTCCTGTTCCATAAAACAAATTGGTAGGCAAGCCTATGACAGCTTCAAGTAGATTTTCTTCAATAAGTTGACGACGAATTTTTTGTTCTGCGCTCCCGCGGAATAATACACCATGTGGTACGATCACACCTACTTTGCCACCTGGAGCTGTGGTTTCTATCATATGCTGAATAAAGGCATAATCACCCTTTGATTTGGGTGGAATACCTCTAAAAAAACGTTTAAAGCGGTCTGCTTCTGCATTTTCGTGTCCCCATTTATCTAAACTAAAAGGCGGATTAGCTACCACAATATCAAACTTCATCAAGGCATCGCCTTCAATCAATTTGGGATTATTGATGGTATCACACCATTCAATCTGAGCACCATCCATACTATGCAGAAAACAGTTCATCTTGCTTAAGGCCCAAGTGTCCCCATTGCTTTCCTGGCCATACAGTGCAAAATTATTAGTTGGCTTACCTTCATCGTCTTTGGTTTCTTCAGCCACTTTGATTAACAAAGAACCCGAACCACAAGTGGGGTCAAAGATGCGGTCACCCTCTTTTGGGGCGACCAGTTTAGCTAATAAACCAGAAACTTCTTTAGGGGTGAAAAATTCACCTCCTTTTTTACCAGCTCCAGAAGCAAATTTCTCCAAGAGGTACATGTAAGCTTCGCCCAAAATATCTTCCTTATCTTCCCAGAGTGAAGGCCTAAAATCAAGTTCAGGTTTCGCAAAATCATTGATTAAATTTTTTAAACGGCGGTTTCTATCTTTGGTTTGACCTAATTTGTCGGAGTTAAAACTGATGTTTCTAAACACGCCGTCTAGCTTTTCGATATTGCGCTCTTCAATTTGGGCGAAAATCTTATCGATTTTTTCACCTATATCGCTGTCACTACGATGTTCATAGATATAATCAAAGTTACACTTTGTAGGCAAGACAAAGCGTTCTCGTTTTAACTTACGCTGAATTAGTTCTTCATTGTCTCCGTATTGTTCCTTCAATAAATTGTAGTGATCTTTCCAGACATCACTCAGGTATTTAAGAAACATAAACACTAGAATATAATTTTTATATTCCGATGAATCAAAAGCACCTCTAAAGGTATCGCACGCATTCCAAAGTGCGTTATTAATTTGATTTTGGGAGGGTTTTATTTGGGTAGACATACTTAAAGTTGATTAAATAATTGGCTTGTGATTAATTTATCGTTGAGGTCATTGATTTTAATAGTTAACTGTTTTTCTATGACATGTAATTGAGCGACGTTGGCTATTTTATCTTGAATAGATAAAGATGGCAATTGTATAGGGATTTCTTCAATAGTCTTTCGGTTGATGTTGGTCACATAAGTTCCAGCTTCATTGGTCTTAAAATAGTTCTGTACCTCATGTTGATTGATATACCAAGATACAAATTTTGGATTAGCGATATTCTTATCTATTTTGATAACAAAAAGGGCTGAAGAGGCTATTGTAGGGATACGGTCTTTTTTTTCATATACTAGGGCGTAATTATTGGCTCCTTTTGCTATAAAAAGAACATCTCCATTGTCTAAATAGTACTTGGGTTTAATTTTAGAGGCTTCAAGCTGGAAGCAATCTTGACCGATTGAGGTATAGTCATCATTAAAATCTTTAAGTTGTATGATTCTAACACCACCATCAGGTTTGTTTGAGATCTTACCTCTAACAGAATACCCAGAAGAAAGTCCTTTATGGGTTAAAATGTGTTTCAAAAGAACAGAGTTACTTTTCATTTTAATGCATAATGTCTATGATACAAATATAGTCTATTTATTTGAATAATCATTTATTTTAATGCATAAATATTAGGATGTAATTATAATTAGATTATTTATTGTTGAAATAAGTATGTTGAAAACGAATGTTTACATTTAAAATAACCAAGGAAATCAGTTTAGTGAACTTTCGAGTTATGAGGTAATAATCACCTGATTTATCGAAATATTGCTAAAAAATGTTTTCTCTTTAATAACATCTAGAGCTTAATAGAAATGATTGTAATGTTACTTAAAGAAATTTAAATGTTTCGTTTTGTCTCCTTTTTTGATAATTCCTCTCGCTCTTTCTTATTCATTATATCTTCCAAATTAGTCATATCGCTACTGATTTTATTTTCCATCACTCGGGCATAAATTTGCGTGGTGGACAGTTTGGAATGTCCTAGAAGTTTGGATACCGTCTCTATAGGAACTCCATTAGATAAAGTCACGGTTGTTGCAAAGGTGTGCCTCGCAGAATGAAAAGTAATATGTTTTCTAATATTTGAGCCTTTCATAATTTCCTTGACGTACTTGTTTATCTTTTGATTGTAGATCACAGGGAACAAACGTTTATTTTCTAAGTCAAATCGCTTTTCCTGATATTTTTTCAAAATGTTATCGGCTTTTTGGAGTAGGGGAGCCTTTACAGATTCATTTGTTTTAGCACGTTTAGTAGATATCCAGTTTTTTCCATCCATTCCCTTTACGATATGATCCGTAGTGAGTTCTTTAAGATCTCCGTAACTAAGTCCAGTATAGCAGGCAAATAAAAACATATCTTTTACCCTTTCTAAAGATTCGCTTTTAAAATAGGTTTCCTCCAGCAGTTTCAATTCACGTTCCGATAAAAATTGTCGTTCGTTCTTTTCAAACCTCATTTTATAATTCTGAAATGGATTTTTTTCTAGCCATTCTAATTTGATAGCGAGATTAATCATTTTCTTTAAGCGTTCGAGATGCTTCATTGTCCCATTATTGGCACAGGTTTTCCTTTCCTTTTTAGCATTGTAGCTCCTCACGAACATCTCAAATTCGGTGATAAACTTATAGTTGATTTGTTTCAGGTAGATATCACTGGTTTTCTTTTTTTCCTTAAGGAACTCTTTTAAATATTTTGCGGTTGTGTGGTAATTCTTGAGGGTGCCCCACTTTAGAACACTTTTCATAGTTTCATTATGATACTCTATAATATCCGTGAGGGTCTTATGCTCTTGATCTAATCCTTGGTAGGAGGCCTTAACTTTATCAGCTGTGATTAAGTTGTCTTTATCTAGAATTTTCTTTTGAGTGTCTAGCAATTTGGAATAGACTTGGTCTAAGTAACTGTTGAGTAGTTTAATCCTTTGAGTATTTCCTCTAAGTCGGCCTTTGGAATTATCCCATTCATTCACTGAAGTTTTCCTTTTCAGGCTCATTTCGGCGATTTTCCCATTGACTGTAATTCGTGCGTAAATGGAAAGTTCTTTTTTGTTGCTGTTTAGTTTTCTGGTAAAGAAAAGCACGGAGAATGTTGTAAAATAAGGCATAGCAAGTGTCTTTAAGTTAAACAATAAGTGTTAAAGACGAAAGTAAAATCAATCTAATGATCCTTCTAAGATAGTAAAATGAGGTGTAAAAACTATTCACCGAATCATTCACTGGATAGGATGATATCAAAGCATATCAAATAATGCCATAAAAACAAAAAACACTGAAAATCAATAGATTAACAGTGTTTTTGTATCCGTATAAGTACGGTTCGTCGGGGTGGCAGGATTCGAACCTGCGACCTCCTGCTCCCAAAGCAGGACGGATATGGTTTTCTTATTCCTTCTTACTATCTGTTTATTCCCTATACATCACATTTAGAGGTATTTATAGTTTATT